TTGAGGGAATAAGGTGCAGTCACCCCGCCATCATTAACTCTTAATACGACTGAAAAACCTGAACCCTCTACAGGTTGTCTTACAAGAGGCTGTGAAGGACCACCAAAAATAAACTGTACTAAAGACTCTTCTGTGCTAAAAGTAGATACCCCAAATAAAGCTGCAACATCTGCAGTATCTAAAGCATAAGCAGCAGGTCTTGAAGAGTCAGGGCTTTCGTTATCATACCTTACTAAAAGATCAGCATCAATAGCTGACTCAGGTTTGTAGTTAATAATAACTCTTTGCATGTGTTTACGTACACCAGTATCACCAAAGCTCATATCAGAACTTCTGTATCTTGCAAGAATAGGAGTACCATCAAAGGTATTGCCTATTTCTTGTCGGTGTACGTAACCTTCAAAGTCACCATGTAATACAAACGTATTACCTGTTTCAACAAAAGTATCTGTAGATGCAGGTTTAATCCCACGTATCTCTGAAAACTCAAATCCCTCTTGTTTTAGTACACAAATAATACCTCTTGTTTGTGAATTAGACTGACCCGTTTTACTAAAAAATATCCTGTATTGTGTTTTATCTGTTATTACTACACTTTCAAACAAAGAACTATTTTTAATATTATCATCAAAAATAGACTGTACATTTCTACTAATTGTACCTAGTTCAGTATCACCAATCCTTGCTGTCGCTGCAACAGTACGCAAACCATCAGGCCCAAGAAAAATTAAGTCACCACCAAATTCTTGAATAGTATCACCATTAATACAACCAATACTTCTTGTAACAGCTTGGATAGCAAAGTCAGATGATGAACTACCTGTTAGTTTAAATATCCTATTTTCACAAAAGATAAAAAGAGAATCACGAAAAACTTTTATACCTGTAATAGTGTCATCTACTCGTATACTTCCTGCACCACTGCCACCAGTAAAGTCATCTTCATCAAAAGGTACACTAAAAATTAATTCTTCTGGTGTAGTACCCTTACCTGCATAAAACATATGATTTTTAAATGAAGCTACAAATTTAGAACCTGCAACAGAAGACGCACTTACATCAACAAAATTCATAGATGAGTCAATAACTACAGGAGCATTAACCTCATCAACAAGTATAATCTTATCTGTGCCATTAAAGTTAAACCGTTCAAAACGATACTTACCTGCATTAGTTCTGCCTGAATCTCTTTCTGTCCAGTTTTCAGAAACTTGTATTGTAGCTAGATGTTTACGAGCATTAGTGCTATCTACCTGTCGTGTAACCCCTGTAAAAGTAGGAGGGTCAGATGATGCATTAACTCCTGTATAAGTAAAACGTTCTATCTCTGTTTCAGAAATAGCTATCTCAAGAGTACCACTACTAGAAAAACCTGCTACACTATCTACGCCTATTGTGCCTGAACCTGTCATGCTTGTATCGGCTTCAATAACAGTGCTTAGTTCAGCAGAAGCACTACTAAATATTTTTTCACCTCTAGCAGCAAGATACTTATCTGCAAACTTAGCAATCATAAGTATTTTTTCACCAGAAGATGTAGTTTGTGGTACAATTTGATTAATTAATTTTCTGTAACCATTAATACGTCTATAACCACCCTCAATGTCAGGCTCAAAGTTTTCTAAAACTAAAGCTTCTCCCGGCTGCATAAGAAAAGTAGAACGATTTTTAACTAAGCCACCTTCACAATTAAATGCAACAGGTTGTACTCTAGAGCTATCAGGCATTAATTTACACCTGACATAAAGTTAGAAGAAGCGCGTGGCCTATTAGTTACAGTAGATCTAATATACTCATACTTATTAATTAATAAGCTACGCATATTTTTAATACCCTCTTCAAACCTAGCAAAGTTTAATTGATATTGTTGTAGCTCACCTCGATATTGATACACATAAGCAGTAGCACCATCTACAATTACAGGAGAAAATCTTTCTGGAATTGTTGTTGTATCGCTATGAGCAGAAAGATCACTAGGAAAAGTAAAGTAATCAAAAATTAATGTATAAGCTTTATCAGGATAAGGGTATAATAAATAATTGTTATCAGGGGTACGTACTATATTTCTAGGTATACCACCCTCACTAAATTGAGTAACTGCAACACCACTGGAATGTGTAGCAGCAGTTGTACTATTAGCACCACGAGTACAGCCTGTAATGTCATTACCTAATATACCAGTGTAAGTAACTTGCTCACTACCTATATGCACTGTGCCTGTAGTATCAAGTCCTGTAGTAGATGCAAGAGTTAAAGTAGCTACGCTACTAGAGTGAGATCCATTTAGTGTTGTAGCTATAACATCATCTTCTTTACTGGCATAATTTTTTTCAATATATTCTTTATAATTTAATGTAACTAAGTTATTACCTGATGTATTAAGGTCAGTGTCTTTTTTAATTCTAGCTGTACTATAGTCTATAGATTTAGTACTTGTAGGTATTGTATATCTAGCTTGTCCTGCTACTAAAGTAGAAGAGTTACTAGCATGATTAAAAGAATAGCCAAACTCTGTCTGATTAATAAACCTTATAGCTTCATTAACAGCAGCTTTACACTGTGTTTGTACACCTCTTGATCCAGTAAAGTTACTAGAGGTAAGCTCTACTTCATTCATACGAGTAATGGTACTATTAGTTAATGAAAGGAAAGTAAGAGCCATGTTTACCCCAAGAGTTTTTTGTAGTATATGTTTGATACACTAATGGGGCCAGTACGTAACCAGCCCCAAAAGTTATTGACTTATGCCAAAAGGTCACGGTCAACTTCATTCGCAGAACCTGACTGTGAAATATCATCCATGATAACACAAACTGCGTACACACGAATAATACCACCAGTAATAGTACCACTAGATGCATGAATTTCTACATCAAGTGTATCTGCTGCTGCAGTGAATACTGGCAAGTTACCACAGACACCTGAAGATGTAATTGCTGGTGTGTGATCACCAACAGATGCACCATCATAGTCAAACGATGCAGCAAAAATGTCTACATCTGTTCCTGTGATACCAATATGCAAAGCAGAGTCGGTAGTAGTACCCTCCATTGCTGTAACCACTTTAAATCCTGCGTGTAGGACCATAGTGTTTGCAGGTACAGCAATAGCTTGAATGATATCATTTGCTGCTAGAGCAGTTCCACCATTCTGTAGAATTGCATCCGCCATATCAATGTCGTTTTGCAAAACAGTAAGGGCACCACGGAGTTTCTTATTCCCTGTTCCACCGTTATTAGAAGTAGAAGCAGAGTTAGTGGACATAGTAATAGTAGCCATAATTAAATCCCCCCTTATGCTGCGTTATACTTAGCGGTTACAAGAGCTTCTGGACGAAGGATCTTGCGACCGTATAGATGCATACCACGAACAATGTCAGCAAAGCTGTCAGGGTCACGATATGTTTCTGTCTTGTTGATCTGCTCTGCAGTTGCTACAGCAGAATCATGACCAGCAACAATAACACCGAAGTTAGCATTTTGATTGCTTGAACCGGATGTACCTGGTCCTGTACCTACCGCTGGCAGGTTAGAGGATACATACATACGGAAACCGTGGAAGTTATTAATAACCAGACCATTGCGAAGTCCACCGGAATCACCATAGTCCCCATTCATAAAGCGGCTGTCCTCATCGGAAAGCAGTTCCATAAATACTGGGTCAATTACAAGCCAACGCCCTTGAGTGTCAACTTGCTGTTGATCAAGCAAACGCTTCATACGTGCTACAACCATAGCAGGGGAAGCAGTTGCAGTTGGAAGTGAAGTGGCACCGGGCATACGTGCAGTAAGCGGGATAGAATGTTCCCCTGCAGAGCTTGTTGTAATGTTACCAAAGTCACCTTTTTTCAGTTTCATGCTTGAAAGCAATTCGTCTGAACCAGCAGATGATACGGCTTTTTCACCACTTGCAGTAGTGTTAGCTGTATCTGGTTTTCCATGCAAAGCTGATTGTTTAAAACCTGACAAGTAGCCAAGAACTTCTTGGTCATACTGATCAGCCAAACGGTAAGCTGCACGGTCTGTTGCTAAATCCATGAAATTAACGTGGCTGTGAGCCTCTTCGATATCATCCATTTTAAAAGCAAAGTAGTTGCTCTTGTCAACTACCAGTGTAAAATCTTCATCGTCAAGATCTTGTGCGGTAACATTTGTGCCGCGTGTATAAGCTTGAACAGAGATTTCTGGTTCTTTAATAATACGTACTGTATCACCTTGTGCAGCGATCTCACCAAAATAATCACTATTGGTAATATCACCTACAGTAGCAGACTTGCGGAAAGCAAGCTGTACTTTTTTAGAATAGATTATGGGACTGAAATTACCGTTTGGTAGATTCCCATAACCTGATGCGGTTGAAAAAGCCATGTTTAATCCTCCTATAAAAAGTTTAGGCTTTCTAAGTTAAACATTATAGTAAGAGGCTGTTACATCTTAGGGTGCAAGTTAAGATTAATTTGCGCTATTAATAATACTTGGGCCTATTCAAAACAGGTGTTCTCATATTAAGTTTGACTTCAATATGTGTGGGGTATGTAATACAAAAGGTAGTCATCTTAGATGAGGCTTTTGTTATATCCCCTAGTTATACTATTGATTTTTTATTTGTCAATAGTTAATTTACCTAGCAGAGCCAGATATATCATAAATAAATTTACCGCTACGTAATGCAGCGTTAATTTCATCTGATCGTTCTTCAAACTCTTTAGCAGACATGCGAGCTACTTCTGATTCTCGGATTGAGTTAGAAACATCTTCTACATCTACTTCAGTCTTATTATTCTTAGCCACTGTCTTAGCAGCATCTTTAGTTTTCTTTTTCTTATCTGCAGGGGTAAGACCTTTATCCATTTTATAAAGATCAATTACTCGGATAACAGATTGTGGATCATCTGAGTTTTCATACAAAGCATCCTTAACCCACTTAGGTTGTGCATCTGCCCAGTTATGAAAATCATCTGCTGCTCGTAGGTCATCAAAGTCTGAATGTGTCTTTCTAATTACAGACTCAGCACTAGTACGTTTAAGTTCTGTACGTTCGTTATCAAGCTCTTCAATACGGATATTAGCTTTATCAAACATCTCTTGAGCTTGTTTAGCTGCAGTAGCTTGTACAAAACCTGCAACATCAGGGTATTCTTTCATCCAAGCCTCTAGATCTTCATCTGACTTAGGGGGTACAATACCTTCTTGCTTTGCAAGCTTTTCTAGTTTAGCAAATTTTTCTTCCCACTCTTTTTCTTTTTGCTGAGTGTGTCTACGTAAATCACCATAGCGTTTTTTAAAGGTTCGCTCCTCTGGAGATGCTGGTGTTTCTTCAGTCTCTTCTTCTTTAGCTTCTACCTTTTCTTCTTCCTCTTCCTTTCCTTTAAGAAGACTCTCAATTTCTTTTTCTTCTTCTTCTATACGTTTACGATTTCTGTTATTGTGATTAGGATTTACAAATCCTGCAGTTTTTGGTGATTCCATAGTTTGTAGTTCAGGCATATTTTTTTCCTTATGTTGGGGTCAGCCTTAGCTGAGTAGCCTTATTGGGGTCGTCTCATTCCTAGTTCCGGAGGAGTAGGCATTCGTTGTTGTTGCGGTTCTGCTGCTAATCATCACCTCTAAGTTTGGGTCTTAAACTAATGTCTGGTCCACCCCCCGTACTTACTTTAGCAGTACTATAAATTTCGTCTCCCATTTCATCTTTTACTTTTGCTTTTTCTTCATCTGTTCTATCCACAGGTGTTGGTATACCATGCTTTTGGAACTGTGGATCGTCTTTATATTTTTCTTCTGTCTTTTCGTCAGTGTACGTCCCATACTTTTCTCTTAATTTAAGTCGATCTTCTCCACCTAAGTCCATTAAAAAGGCATCAAGATCAAGATCTCTAAGACTTTTATCTACAGTTACACCTGCAGCTTCTAAAGCTTTAATAGTTCTTATATCACCATCTGTACCAAAAGTTTTATCAAATGCCCTATCAACATCTTTTAGTCCTTGCTTACTACTTAATTGTTCATTAATTCTCTCTTGTATTATTTCAGCAGAACTTTTTCCAAAATCGCTACCCATAGCTTCATAAATATTTTTCATAGCCCTAGCTTGAGACAGTGCAATAGTTCCTTGAGTTGCACCTATAACACTACCCACTAGACCAAAGCCAGTTGGATCAATGTAATCAAATATTTCATCTACTGTTGATTTAGGGGATTGCCAGTCTGCTTTTTCATACCAAGGACGACTAATAGTCGTTGGTGGATCATCTGAGCCATTACCTCCATCATCCTCTGTATTAATAGAAGTAACAGGGGTTGGTATATTAACTGGTGGTTGTACAGCAGAGGTTACACAGACTCTTAGAATAGGATCGTATGTCTTACCTTTTGCAGCACAGGTAGTAGGACTTGGTGCTTCATAACTATCGTCTTTATAAGATCCTGCTCCCGGTCTTTCAAAGCTAAACTCACCAGTATATCGATTTGGATTAGTTACAGAGGCAGTAGTTAGTGCGCCTTGACTAGCCATAATAGGTTTATCAATTGGTTCACCACCTATCCTACCATCTTTTTCCATATTAGTCAAGCCTAATTTTGCTTTATTACGTAGGTCTTCAAAATAATTTACACCAAAGTATCTAACCACATCAGCAGGAACTACATACTCTCCTTCAGAAAGCATGGCAGGAAGATTATCTCGTACTTCTTTAGCCATAGAACCAGAAGGAACATTGTTACCAGATACAGGATCTTTATTCCTACCATCATCCTTAAGACCACCATACTTAAACAAGTTCATTTGTTCTTTTATATTCTTCACTGCTCTGTTCCTTTTCCAGTATCTACTAGACCACCCTCATCATACCCAAACAAACTTTTCATTTGACCTACAATAGACTTTTTAGATTTGGGTGGCTTACTTAGTTTTTGTATATCAAAAGGTTTATTAACTAAATCTGTCTTTTGTAAAAACTCTGCTAAAGACGGTATTAAAAATCTTACCTCTGGAGGTAGACTACTGTCTGTGGCTATAAGAGATAATCGGGGAACTATTACATCCCTAAGAAGTTGTCCCTTAGCTTGAGGTCTTTGTATTATTTCACCTGTTTCTGGTAAAAACTTTTTTGATTCCCGACTAACCGTAAACTTTTGAAATTCATACTCATTTCCATCTATCATTACTTTGTCGTTTTCTTTTAGATTAATTATTTTTTTTAACTCTGGATAGCCTTTAATTATATTTTTTACATAGATTTCATTTGTTTTATTAATAACGTCTCCATCTACTTTGTTTGGATCTTTACCCTCTTCCTTATAAACCCTTTGCATAATTGTATTTCTAT